GCTGGAGCCACCAATTTCTTCATCTCATCATAAGGAATAAACGAAACTCGTCCGTTGAGTTCCGGATTCTTCCCTACAATGTTTTTAAGTTTAATCAAGAAAACCTCATAATCCTGTCTACCATATAAGAACATCTCACGAAGTGAACCATCTGCATAAGCTGCAAATTGTTCACCAGGAGATAATGGAGACTCAGTAGGCTTCTTAATATAATGAAATTTCTTCAAAATTGAATCAACTTCAATAGGTGCAACAATCTTTCCAAGATCTTTATGCTGCACAAAATTGCGTTTCAAGAAAGATACTTCTTCTATTCCAATATAAGGTTTAGATTTAGCATCTTTTTGAGCCATAGTATAACCAATACCTAATTTTTCAAATTCTGCTTGACACGAAGTGTGTGTAAACCACCCACAATGACGTCGAACAGACATAGCATTGTCATCCCCATAAGTCGCAAGAGCAACATTCTGGGAGAAACTTTCCTTAATACTAGGCATCATGGCATAATAAACATAACGCATCATAATAGAATTGCAAATACTATTCAATTGAACTGTAATAAGATTGCCAGAAGGGTTTCCATTAGCAAATCTATACAGATCACCATCAAATAAAATATTTGGATGAATGATATCAGAAAGAGCACCTCTAATAAGCTTTAACTCATCAGGAGTAACTCCACACTCTTCATACCAAGAGAGCATCACCTTAGCGGCTGCCCCAGTAATCTGGGCTGCCATACGGGTGTCAAAACCGGAAAAATCTCCGGCAATCATTCGATCTTTACTCTTACTGGTTACATAAGAGTGCAATTCATCCCATTCTTTGGAAGTAGCGTTAACACCAACTAAACATTCGGTATCACGCCAATACTTCCTCATAAAACGGGGAACACCAGCAAGAACTCTTCTAGAAGCCACAAAATTAGCAATAGGGCTGCCATAGAACTTTCTTACTTTTTCTACCGCTTTCTTATTCGGTAGGAGTTCGTTGACTTTACTACTAGCCTTATAAATTGGTTCAGATCTAAGACCACTTGACCAACAGTCAAAAGTATAATCAACTTCTGTTTGAATATCATAATCATCGCTAAATTCGCGAGGTACTTGAACAAGGGACTCGTCCATAGGATCACGTTTCAAACAGTGTTTCTTTGATTTATTGATTGGAAAACCAGCTGACGTATCATTTGGCATTCCACCAAGACCAAATTCTCCAATTCCATCAAGCGCTTCAGCTTGAGTATAAATTCGGAAGAAATCAGAACATTCATCTTTATTCTCACAAATACATTTCAGAGTTTGTTCTTTATAATCTTGGACTGCTTTCATCAAAATCTGACCCTCATAATGTTGAACAGGGTCCGTCAACTTATTTAAAGTTAACATTGATTTAGCAATATCATTGGGAGAAGTAGGTGGACGATGTTTACT